CGGCTGAGGACAACGGCGGCACGGCCTATCCCTACGAACGCCGCGCACGCGTGCGGTATCGGGCCAAAGATACGGACCCGTGGAACGTGTACGAATCCGTCGTGGATAGCAACACTGTTGCGCCAACCGACGCGACAAAGTGGGCAATCGTCGTATCGGTGGTTGCCTCACAGGAACAAGCCATCGCTGGCACCGACAACAACACGGTCATGACGCCACTGCGCGTCGCGCAAGCGATTGCCGCATCATCGAATACGGTAGGGCAAATCGTTTTCGAGCCACGCACGAGCGTTCGTGCGGGATACCTCAAATGCAATGGCGCATTGCTTAATCGCGCGGACTACCCCGCGCTCTGGGCATATGCGCAAGCCAGTGGCGCGTTGGTCAGCGACACACAATGGAGCCAACAAAATTACCAAGGCTGTTTTTCCTCCGGGGATGGCACAAAAACATTTCGAATTCCTGATGCGCGAGGGGAGTTTGTTCGTTGCTGGGATGATGGACGCGGCGTCGATAATGGTCGAGCAATCGGTTCATTTCAAGGAACACAAAACGCTTGGCACGCGCACAGTGCATCGGCTGCCGCTGTTGGAGACCATTCACATAGCGCGTGGACCGATACGCAAGGCTGGCACGGCCACGGCGTAAATGATCCAGGACATAACCACGGTTTTGATTACATGCCAATGGTCGGAACCACTAGAGGCGGCGGCTCTTATGCAACCGGTGGGGGTGCATGGCAAGGGACCAGCGCCAGCGGCACAGGAATTTGGTTGAATGGTGATGGCAATCACGCCCACAACGTGGGTATTGGCGGTGCTGGTAATCATTCTCACACCATCACAGTAAATGGGGATGGCGGCGGCGAATCTCGTCCGCGCAACATCGCTTGGCTAGCGATGATTCGTTACTAACCCCTTAAAGGAAAACTCCATGCTGATTCACAATTACGATCATCAAACAGGTCAATACCTCAGCAGCAACCTTGCGGACGCCGATCCGCAACAAGATGGGCGCTGGCTTATTCCCTCGTTCGCAACCGATACTCCATTACCTGAACATCCACCAATGACATGGCCGTTCTGGCAGGGAGATAAATGGGTCCTGGTGCCAGATTATCGCGGGCGCACGCTCTACCGTATCGATAACGGGGAACCGAGTGAAATTCTTCAAGCAGGTGTGACACCAGAGGAAAGCGGCTTGACCAACAAGCAACGCCCGTCCGACGCTCACAAATGGAGCAATGGAGATTGGGTGATTGATCCAGAGATCGTCGCCCAACAAAAACGTGCAGCCGCTATGGCCGAGTTTGCTTCGAAGATGACGAAAGCACGTGCTGCGAACCTGGGTAAATCTGACGCCATTGCTGCTGGCCTTCTCAACGATATCGAGACTGCGCTTTTCAAAGCATGGGCGGCCTATCAAATGGCCTTGGTCAGAACCATCGAAGCATCGAATTTTCCCGATAACTTCGAGTGGCCATCCGAGCCCGATGTACGTGTTATCACAAAACAAGTCGAAGAAGATCAGGCAACTTTTTCATCTGAGCAAACCGCATCAAACTAATTGACCACTGCCTCCGAATAACGGCGCTGGTTGGCTGATTTAGCAAGATACCTTTTCAGATGCAATGCAGGCGATTCGATCAAATGCCAAGATAGGAACGCAACCGCTATAGTGACCGTGGTCGAAATCGCCAGAGCACCCCATATCGGAAGGCTGTTTGCAGTGAGCAAAACCACCGTCTGCTGTACTGGGAAGGCATAAATGTAGATGCCGTATGAGAGGTCACCAAAGCGTTCTGCACACCTAACAAACGGCGTGGATTGCTCGCCAAAGGAAATCACCAATACTGGCAGCATAAGAAATAGCGCTGTATATTCTCGCCCGACAACGAAAAGGACAGCCGCGCCTACACCCACAGCGAACAACATCGCTTTCATGCGTGGCATCCAAAAGGCGCGGAAACAATGCAAGCATGTCCCATAACAGAAGAATGCGCCGAATTCGTAGTTGAGCTTCCGGTGAGGCTTGTATTGGGCGTTGTCAATTACGAAAACGTACACAGCGAAGATGATTGTGCCGATTAAAAGCAGATACCGGCGACGGAACAAGCCGACCAATCCCAGGACCATGAGTATTAAGTAACAGCGAAACTCTATCGGCAACGTCCACAACGAGCCGTTCACTGCATTCGCAAACGGATTTTCAGAAAATACGCCGGGCAATTCATAGCGTATCGTCAGCTTTAGCGTGCGGAAAAAATCCCACGTCTGCGGGGATAGGAAATACTGATCGAGCGGTAAGGTCGAAACCAACGGGCCGAGCAGTAGCGCCGCCGCTGCGGTAACGACGATCAAACCTGGCCAGATTCGCAAAACACGCTTCGCAAGAAAACGCCAAATAGATGGGTCTCGCGTCCAGCTCTGGGCGACCAAGTAGCCACTGATCGAGAAGAAAATCGCGACACCCAAGCCGCCCAAGCTTTGGACGCCGATCCCTGGTTCGGCTCGCCCTGCTAGTGCGAACTGGTGGCTAACCAGAACTAGGTAGGCCGCGACAAGACGAAGGAAGTCGAAGTTGTTGGACGTGATGCTTCTTTGCATAGCGCACTCTTTTCATAGGCTAGCTAAGGCCAAATTGTAATTATGCCCGAAGCGAGGAAGCCTTTCGCTGACCAGTTGCTCAATCTGCTTCCTCGCAAGTGACACTCCCCGAACCCGGCCCCGCACCGGGTTCTTTCGTTTACCACCTCGCAAAGGAAATCCCCATGACGGAAACATTCGATATGCCCACGCTGCTGGCCGAACTGGGCCGAGACGAAGGCCGACGCTTGAAACCGTACCTCAACACCGTGGGCAAAACCACGATCGGCGTTGGCCGCAACCTGACGGATATCGGCATCTCTGATGGCGAATGTGACCTGCTGTTGGAACACGATGTCGCGCGCTCGGTCGCAACCTGCCGTGGTGGCGGAATCTGGACGGGGTACGCCAGCGCGTCATCGTCAACATGGCATTCAACATGGGCGGCAAGCTGCTCACGTTCATGAACACGCTCGTCGCGATGGAACGCGGCGACTACACAGCGGCGGCTGACGGAATGCTCGCTTCGAAATGGGCAACCCAAGTGGGCACGCGGGCGCAGCGTCTGGCGAACATGATGCGCACCGGGAGGGTCTGATGCAACTGAATGATCACGAAAAGGAACTACTGACGCTATTCATCATCGGCGCAGTGATCGGTCTCGGGAAACTGCTCGTTGGCGGCGAACGGCTCTCCGTTCGGATTGTGCTTGGCCGAATGATTATCGGCGCGGCACTTTCCGCAAGCGCGGGAGCCGTGCTCATCATGTTTCACGATCTATCACCGACCGCTCTGGTTGGAGTGGCATCCGCCATCGGCATTCTCGGTCAATCCGTACTTGAGGCTGCCGTTCAGAAGTTCGTCGGCGGGTTGCGGGGCGGGCAAGGTGGGGGCACGAATGCTCAGTAAAACGATTGTGGCAACGGCAATCGCTACTGCCCTCCTGTCCAGCGCCGGAGTATCGCTGCGCTACCGAGCCCAACTCGCCCAAGCGCACGCCGAAACTGCCGCTGTTCGCGCCCAACACGCCCGTGATCTGAAGGCCGTATCGGATGCCGCACTGATCGCCGAGCGGGAAGCATCGGCGATCAGCCAAGCGGCGGCGCAAAAAATCGAAGCGCTTGATGCCCAACTCACGAAGGAACGTCAAACCCATGAAATCGATAGTCGTCACTACCGCGTTGCTCTTGCCACTGGCACTGAACGGCTGCGCGTCGCCGTCGCAAACTGTTCAGCCGGTTGCGGTGGCATGTCCAGCGCTGCCAGCACCGCCGGCGTGGGCGATGGAGCCACCGCCTACGCTGACCTCGACCGAGCGACTGCGGAGCGCGTTTTCGCTGTTGCTGCCGACGATCAGCGAGAGATAGACAAGCTGCGCGCTCTGCAAGGTTACGTGTGTGCTGTGCGGTCGGAAACGGCCAGTTGCGGCGACCGATAATTTGCCAAGTGGCTATTGCAACGATCCGCCGCCAACCCATTCGTGCAGAGCCTTATCTGGAAACCCCGCCCCCTTATACAGCGGGCTGCATGGCATACGCGAAAGCTTGAGCGATAATCCTACAAGGTCGCTCATCTCATCGTCGTCACGATAGCCTTCGGCAAGGTAGGAAAACTGCGTCATGATGCCGACGACGCTGCGATTCGTCGTTTTGGCATATCGCACTTCCTGCATGTGCGATAGCTCTTGCTCAATGAACGAGGGCTGAACGCCGTGGGCAGCGAGTACTTGAGCCAACAAGCGAGGAAATCTGGCGGCCACGCTCGATGCTGGGGCCAAATGTACCAGGACCGGTAACAGCGTTCGCTCGTTGACGAACAGTGCGATCTGCGGTTTCCATAGCAAAGCCGTGGCGTACCAGTTTCCAAGGCTTGTGGTGCTCAGACCACTAGCGAATACGTCGGGTTTTACACGGTCGAGAAGCTTCTTCGTGCAGTGCAAATAAAACATGGCGATTAACTGGCGGCCAACTCTTCAATCAGAACTTCTGGATGGCGGGTCGCGATGCTCAATAGACGTTGGGCCGCACCGGTCGGCTTGCGACGCCCCTGTTCCCATTCCTGAAGAGTGCGCACGGAAACACCGAGCACCGTAGCAAACTGAGTTTGCGACAGCCCGACGATGCGACGTGCCTCGCTTGCCGCGCTGACTTCAACTTTGGTAGTCCGCGCCGCCTTGCCAGCTTTCATTTGTTGCACTGCTTGCAGCAGTTCTGTCCCGATGTCGCGCATCGCGTCACGAGCGATGAGTTCCTTTTCGGTCTTAGGCATTTTCGATAGCCTCCTTGATTGCCTTGAGGGTGTGGCCGGGAATGTTCTCCCGCGCACTCTTGGCGTAGATAGTAAGCAACCAGATTTCGCCGTTCGCGAGCCAGGAGCAGAACTCTCCGCGCTCGTCTTCGGTCCAGTAGTCGGATACAAGGCTCTTGAAGAGCGGGGTTTCAACGATTGTCAGCATGACGCAATCATACGTCAATGACGTATGATATTCAACCCCCGGAACGACCCCGACAGGCCACGGATTCTGTTCCGCAAAGCAAAAAGCACCCAAGCGGGACAAGGGTTTGCGGGGTGCGATTCTGTCTCGATTGCGGAACGGATTTACGCGTAAGTGTCTGATATTTATAGAATTCGCGGGAGTCTCTTAATCCGTAGGTCGAGCGTTCGAGTCGCTCACGCCCCACCAAAGAATTTGCTAAAGAATCAAGAAAAAATGCCGCTCTAGCCAGCGGCATTTTTTCTTTCTGCTCCCGGATACTTCACTAAAACTTGACCGTTTCAGCGGGCGCGGTCAAGTAACTGGAATTGAGAGAGCGTGTTTCCGCGCCATCTCGACAGTTTTCCCCTCCTCCCAACTCCTTCAGTGGCGTTTCGTGCTGAGCGTGCCAGCTTGCCCACGTATTTGCCCACGATGGCGCAGGTCGTGCCAGCGGAACCCCAATGCAGATTGCCTGACAGGTCACAGCGCCGGCCATAACAATCCTGATACCAACGAAAACTGGTTTCCTATCCCGCCGGGTTCTGGCTATTTTTCCTACAGCAAGTAGCGCGTCTATTCTGCTAAACAAATTCTGGTAATC